CCCTTGCTTGTACAACTGATATGGAAATCATTGTGGCAAACCTCCACAGCAGAGAGCTGGAGAAGGAGGGAGAGGGAAAGAAAGGCTCGTGGAGCTTCGTGAAGGCCATCATGGACTTGGGTGGCAAGAACCGGTATCCTGTCACGTTCTGGAACGAGGACGGCTACAAGGTCAAGAATGCGGAGAAGGGGGCTCAGGTGAAGTTCTCGCAGATGGTGCGTGGAAGGGAATACGAGGGCAGGTATTACGTCGACGTTAGCGGGACGGTGATCAGCATAGGTTCGGCCACTGATGCGTCCACAGGGCTTCCAGCGCAGCCTGCGAAGGAAAATACGCCTCTTCCACAGACGTATACGGCGGACACGAGCGACGATTTGCCATTCTAGTTATGGGAACGTCAAGGATAGCACACTTCAAAGCCCTGTTCATCGACGGCGAGATGATGGACTGGACTGTTGACAAGAATCCATCCAATACTTTTATGATAAGCATGAAGTTCGAGTTCGAAGGACGGCATTATACGATACACGACATGGACAGCCTTAACAGCTTCGCCAAGCAGCAGAGGAGTTATGGCCGTTCGGTACACATCCATGAATGGGGTCAGCTAATAGAGTTCAATCAGGATGGCAAGAAGATTGGTTGAGATAATGGATATAAAGGCTTTGAAGGTGGGTGTGGAGGTTGTCGTGAAGTACTCCGACGGTAGCCTCTGCCCTCCTTTCAAGCACACGATAAGGGAAAGGGTCGTCAAGCTTAAGAAGGACAATACTCCGACGCTTGAGAGCGAGACGAACGACGAGTACAACGAGTATAAACTGTGGCTCAAGGGCCGCTTTAAAAGAAGAGAGCTTTATGTCGAACAGGAAGAGGCCGAGGATATACCGGAGCCTAAGCCAACTGGAGGAAGTCAAGGCATCCTTGGAGAAGGATGGGAAAATTGAATTGAACGTGAAACAACTAATACGCAAAAGTGATGGCAAGAACAAAGAAGAATGAAGGCCCATTGAAGGTCGTGAAGGAAGAACCATTGGAAGTGGAACAACTCGCTGAGGGGATGGAAGATTTAATCGCTTTGGATGAACCAGTAGAAGAAACACTGTCTGATAAACCTGAAGTGTCAACAGAGGAAAGACCACCGATAACGAAGCAGGATATTGTCACTGCGCATCAGGCGATGTCAATGGCGTTTTTTGGCAAGGGTCAGAAGGTGATCGAGAAATACTTGAATCTTGGTATGGCCATAGGTCTACCTTTCAAGCTTCCAATGGAAAACCCTCAGGGATTCTATATCACTAGACTTTTGTACGTACCAGCCGACAATGCCCCGACGGGACTAGTTGATGTGGAAGGGAGAAGTCTCAATACAAAGGCGAAATACAGCAGTTATCCTGCCATGGCCGTATGTGTGAACAACAGCGACTTTGGAAAGGTCTTGTTTCTTGATTATGATTTCTGGAACAATCTTTTCAAGGGAAACCACCAGCACGACAGAAGCTTCTATCTTGGTGCATACACGTTCCATATCATAAAGTATCACGAGGTTTACAGTGTCAGCAATATGGACTTTGTTGATATGCTAGACAGGGGCTTTCTACAGCTTTCATGGTTCAAGCCGTCGAACGAGTTCAACCGGAGCATGGAGCTTGAACGCTAATGATAAAACAGGGATGAAAAGGCCGGGTAGTAATATCCGGCCTCTTTGTTTGTATTTTTGCCCAAACCTTGACATATGACCAAGCACAAGAACAAATGGATTAGGGAAGGGATGGAGGTTGCCCATTATGACAATCTGAACCAGAAGATGTTCGTCGAGAAATTCATAAAGGAAATTCTTAAGGACGACAGCCCAGCCAAGGAGGATGCCATTACTGAAAATGGGAACAGGGTATTCATCCGTAATGTGAAATGCCATTGGTGGGAGTCATCCAATGGACAGAGGCTTTTCAAGGAAGGCTTTTTCCATACGAAGGAACTGGTTCCTTGGGAAGTGGCGGTTGAGGGTTATACTAGCGCAATACGGTTCCTTGGATGAAAGATATCCTCGAAATTAAGGATGGGGTGATATCCATCAGAAAGGATATGGCTAATCTTCCTGAGTTCGAAGCTGTGGACAGCGCAGACAGGACTCTTGGAAAGGCTTTCGTGGCCAAGGTCTTGTCATATACATATTATGTCCATAGTCTTGAAAGCCCGTTCAGGGATTATTTTTCAGAAGAGAGAAAGGTCGAATGGGCGAGGCTTACCAAATACAAGGTTGATGACGTTGAGGGCAACCGAAGGGCAATGGCATTTGTTGACAAGTATAGGGACATGAGTATTGGATTCATCAAGCGTAGCGCGATGAAGGTTAGGACAGACATAGAGCATCTGCACAAGAGACTTGGTGACATACCTTTCGAGATTCCGGTGAAAATAGAGGTTGAGGTCGAAATACCAGAGTCAAGGGATAGCAAGCAGATGGTTCGTTATCCTGTCAAGAGGGTTGTGATGATGGACAACACAAAGCAGAAGAAGGAAGCCATAAGCATGTTCGAGCAGCTTTATGAGCTTTACGAGAGACTGGATAGAAAGGCGAGGGAATCGGGAGAAGACGAGTTTGACGACGGAGAATACAACACGATAACAGAATCCAAATGAGGTTTGTAGACACAAGAAGGTTTTCACCTGTAGTCCATGGAGGAGATATTCCGGCCAAGGGGGATCTTTACCATCTTGGATGGAAGGCTGTCCCAAAGAGCAGGAAGAAGTTTTCCGAAATGTTCAAGGACAAGGGACTGAAGGTGGACAGGGTATGGTGGGAGAAGCAGTATCGCAGATGCATAGAGGGCTATACTGTTGAGAATGCGATAGAACCTGGAGGAGATAACTACAGGGACGGCATAGAGGCTATTTGGGAAGGGGATAACTGTACATTGCCAGAGCTTGGGATAACTATAAAGGACAGGACGGTCCATATATCGGGAAGGATGTACATGTATCTCAACTTCTGGAGCATAAAGCGTGTTGACCACAAGTTGAAGCGGAAAACGGTTGGACCACCAAGGTTCACCGACCTTTCGTGGGAAAACTGGACTGTCCGTGAGATGTCCCACGATTTCGAGAAGGACAACATGTGGCTCAAGGCTCGTCAGAAGGGATTCAGTGAGGAAGAGGCTTGCGACACAGCCTATGACTATCTGTTCCTGAGAGACAGCCAGAGCGTTATAGTATCAGGACAGGAGAAGTATAGCACCAATTCTATGAGAATGGTGCGAAGAGGAATAGATTATCTGCGTCATACCCAGTTCTATGTGTTCTCTCAGCCCGACAGCGTGGACTACATGCTTGGAGGAAAGAAGGGAAGTGAAATATATTGCCGCACCGCAAAGGACAACGCACAGGCTGTCAGTTCGCTTACTCCAAGCAAGACGACATTCGAGGAGACTGGTATATGGCAGAAAGGGCTAGTTCTTGAGACGGCAGAATTCATAAGGGCCTCAACGCAAGCGGAAGGAGAGAAGACAGGACGGTTCAGCTTTATCGGAACCGGTGGTGATGTCGAGGATGGCGTCTGGGATATGGAGCAGATGTTCTTCAGTCCAGAGAGCTATAACCTTATGGCATTCCCCAATATCCATGAGGACGAGACGACCATAGAGGAAATGGTGGCCAGATTTGTGCCGGCATGGAAATTCAGGGTTATAGATGTTGACGGAAACAGTTTAAGGGAAAAGAGTCTTGAATCCCTTGAAAAGGAGGCTGCAAGCAAAAATAGCGCAAAGGAAAGGTTGAGGTTTTGGACACAGAATCCAAGGAAGCCAAGCGATGTGTTCGCCATAACGAGCGGAACCTATTTCCCAGAGGAAACAAGACTATATCTTAATAAGAGGTTCGCATATCTGAGCACCCACAAGAAGCAGCAGAAGACAGAGATTGGAATCCTTGAATGGAAAGACCCAAGGAATAAGAGAGCAGGTGTGGTATTCACTCCACAGGAAGACGGATGGATCAAGATATTCGAGCGTCCGGAGATTGACGAGGATGGGAATGTGTACATAAATCTATATGGGGCATCCACCGACAGCTATGATATGGATGAAACCATGTCTAGCGATTCGAAGGGAAGCTCAAGGGTTTATAAGAAGTTCAATCCGATGAAGCCTTTCGCACCTGCGAGGAAATGGGTAGCTTCCATCATGGAAAGGCCTAAGGCTTCCGAAGGAGGTAGTGACCTTTTCTATGAACACACTGCCATGATGTGTGTCTATTTCGGATGGTGTATCAATCTTATAGAGTGGTCGAAGTGGAGGATAGTGGACTGGTACAGGGACAATGGTTTTGAAAGACTGCTCAAGGAACGCCCGGATATGGTCATTGCCACTATGGTTGACAATACCAAAGCAACCAACAAGTTCGGGATCGACCCATCGACAAAACACCACTGGCTTGCGATGTTGAGCGATGCTCTTACTCCTGAGTTCATCGACAGGATGGACGACATGGACCAGATAAGGGCACTTACCAGATTCAAGCTGCATCCAAAATACAATTGTGACATTACCATTTCCTCCGCGTTGAGCATAGTGCTTGAGAAGGACGAGGACATGCTTATGATCAGGACAAGGAAGAGCGCATCCGAAAAGCGGTACAAGCCACTGAGCTATACCATGAATGAGCGAGGAACCTTAATAGCTAATTACAATGAGAGAGAAAACGGTTGAAGACCGGGTGCTTGACATCGTGCGTTTAGCACAGAGTCGGAGCGCGGATGTAAGCAGGGACATTACTTGCTGGAACTATTATAACGAACACTATGACGACAGTCAGTTCGAATATCTTACAAAAAGTGGAAACAACGTATATCCTGCCAGGTTAAGGAGGGTTGGAAAGCAGAAGCCGCTGATTAATCTTCTCATAAGCACACAGGCTACGAGAAAATATCCGTTCAGTGTGAACGTCCTAAGCAAGAGCTATACTGAAAAGAAGCTCAAGAGGCGAATAATGGGTTTTGTCGACGACATAAGGCAGCGTTTAGTTGACAGGATGATGCAGGTTGAGTCTTCGATGATGGCAATGGAGCAAAGCATCAACCAGATTCGCGAGTTTGTTCAGCAAGAGCCGCAGGATGAGCAGCAGGCTATGATGATAGGACAAGCAAAGGCTCAGTTGCCACAGTTGGAGCAGCAGTACAATGCCATCAAGAACGAGATGACCATAAGGAGTCTGTATACCAAGGGAGAACTTGAGGACAAGGAGCGGTTCTACAGATACAGTTCCAAGGACCTTATCGAGGAAGCTGCGCAGATACTGAGTGGAAATCTACGCAAGAGTCTTGACATCAAGCGCAAGAGTGTTGTCAATATCAAGAGCAAGTTCGTTACTGGCAAAGAATACTACTATGTGAACTATACCGATGGTGATACGGAGATAGAGTTCGAGACGCTAAGGGCCCATGACGTTTTCTTCCCACAGAGCGAAGGAGTGGCGTTTGTACACCATGGACCTTGGGTTGCCGTGAGGTCTATGATGACCTATGACGATGTTATGGTCAAATGGGGCCATGTAATGACCACAGAGCAACGAACGCGCCTTGAAAAGACTGTTGGTAGCTTCAGGACTGAACGCACGGCATTCATCCCCACAAGTGCTGGAGGAGCAGTCCCAGCGACATCTACAGATTCAAAAATGGGTGTCTATAGTGGTTCGACGGAAAGCGCGGAAACAGTGGAGGTATGGACTGTATGGTACAAGAAGGGAAAGTTTGTCTATGGGAAGAAAACACCGAATCCGAACAAGGAGGGAAGGTGGTTTTTCCATGTCATCGAGGAGTCTGATATTTCAAAGCTTAAAAAGAATGAGGAGCTTGTAAAGCGATGGATTGAGCATCGTTATGTCGGATTCGTCATAGACCAGGACATGGTCGTTGATGCCGGTCTTGATTCCATACAGCCAAGGATGACGAGAAAGCCGAGCAAGGTTCTTCTACCAGTGGTTGGATACAGCTACAATGACCTTACCAATAGACCATACAGTTTGATATGGAGCACCAAGGACCTTCAGGACTTGTACAGGATTGTGAACTACATGAGGGAACTGGTCATAGCCCTGAGCGGAGTAAGAAGTAAGATCGTGGACATGAGTCAGATACCTGGATGGATGACTCCTGAGGAGCACAGGTATCACACGAAACTTGGCAATATGTATATCGAGACCGTTGACGAGAATGGCCGGAAGATAAACAGCAGCTTCAACCAGTGGAGGGATTTCGACGACACATTGACTCCTTCGATTCAGTACTATGGGATGATTCTCAGGGAACTAGATGACGAGATAGGTGAGACGATGGGCATTAGCCGTCCTAGGCGAGGGGAACGTATAAACAGCGACCAGGTAGGGACTTCGATGCAGGGTCAACAGCAGAGCGAGTTAATAACTGAAATCCATTTCTTCGACCATGACCAGCTGGAGGCCGAGGCAATGACTATCGCTTTGAATCTCAGTTTGAAATACGTTCATACTCCAGAGGAGCTTATAGCGGCTGACACTGACGACATCAACGTTGACAAGCAGACCATAAGGCTCCCAAAGGAGATGTTTGAGGAGGAGTACGAGTTCGAGATTCAATGCCAGGCCGATTACAAGGAAGCAAGAAGGATCGAGGAAGTAAGG